TGAACATGGTTACCCGATTACTAAGTATACACCAGAAGGAGATCCTGCACTAAAAGATTTAATTCAAATACCAGTGCCTTACTTAAAGGATGAAGTAATATCATTAATACATTATCTACATGATAATAGAAAAAAATTAAAAAAGAAATGATTGCAAAACTATTTGATATACAAAACGGCAAGGTAGTTCCAACAGAACATTGCTATACACTCAAGTCACTTAAAGATATAATGGATAATTACCCAGAGGATCATCTAAAGATTTATCAATATCTTTTTTATATGACCTGCCCTAATCCTGACATGAATCCTTTTTTTCATACTCCTGAGCATGAAAAAGAAGAGGTTATAATGAAAGAAGTAGAAGGTGAGTTTTCTACAGAAGATGATGATATATGGGCTGCCCTTAAGTTTTGTGAAAAAATGTATCAAACACCAACCTCTAGGGCATATAATGGCATTGCAGCTATGTTAGATAGATTAGGTAGATATATGCAGACTACACCTATTGAACACGGTAGAGATGGTAATATTAACTCTTTAGTAAATGCAGCTGCTAAATATCAGCAAATTAGAGAATCATTTAAAGGTGCTTATAAAGACCTTCAAGAAGAACAACAAAGTACTGTAAGAGGTGGAATAGGATTATCGTATGACCAATGATACAGAAATATATCAGGATATTCCCACATGGGATAATGGTACATGGACCAGTACAGATTTTGATAGCAGAGAAGATTTTGCAGATTATATAAGAGATTTATTTAAAGAACCTGGTCAGTATGACTTTGATGAAACTTCTGCAGAATTTAACGCAGAAGCCAGTAAGTTTAACAAACAAGGATTTTATTGCGCAGCTCCATTTAAATCAAGAGACTTTATTAATTACTGGGAGGGTGAAAAGAAAAAGTGTAGAAAAGGAGTAATATTTAAATCAAAAGGTAAAGTTTGGTATATAGCAAGAGACTACTACATGTGGTTAAACTTCTTACCAATATTTAACAAAGAGATACAAAAGTTTGGATTTGCTGATATTAGAGATGCTCAGTATCATATGGCATTATATGAGATGCTAGCAGAGCTAAACTACAAACATGTTGCTATATTAAAGAAACGTCAGATAGCATCTTCTTATTATCATATGGCAAAGCTTATTAATCAACAATGGTTTGAAGCTGGGGTGACATTAAAAATAGGCGCTAGTCTTAAAGATTACATCAATGAGAAAGGATCTTGGAAGTTTTTAGATGAATATGCAGCATTTCTAAATGAACATACTGCATGGTATAGACCTATGAACCCAAACAAAATAATGATGTGGCAACAAAAGATTGAGGTTAGAAAGGGTAATAGAAAAACTGAAGTAGGACTTAAAGGAACTATACAAGCAATGTCATTTGAAAAAGATCCAACAAATGGTGTAGGGGGTCCTGTTAAATACTTCTTTCATGAGGAAGCAGGTATTGCACCTAAAATGGATAAGACATATGAGTACATGAGACCAGCAATGAGATCTGGTCTTACTACTACAGGATTATTTATAGCAGCAGGATCCGTGGGTGATTTGTCACAATGTAACCCGCTTAAAGATATGATTCAGAATCCTACATCTAAAGATATTTATGCTGTAGAAACTGATTTAATAGATGATAAAGGTACTACTGGTTTGTCAGGTTTATTTATTCCTGAACAATGGTCTATGCCTCCACATATAGACCAGTATGGCAACTCTAAAGTAGAAGAAGCGCTTAAAGCTTTAGAACAACAATTTATAGATTGGAAAAAAGAGTTGGCTCCAGAAGATTATCAATTGAGAATATCTCAGCATCCAAGAAATATAAAAGAAGCATTTGACCATAGATCTATTTCTGTATTTCCTACACATCTGCTAGCTGCACAACAGCAAAGAATAGAAGATAAAACATATGGTTATGAGTTTATAGATTTGTATGAAGATGAAAATGGTAAGCTGCAATCTAAAAGGTCTAATAAACAACCTATAAAAGATTTTCCAATAAAAAAGAAAACAGAAAATAAAGAAGGTGTTTTGGTAGTTTGGGAAAGACCTGTAGACAACCCTTCTTTTGGTACTTACTATGCATCTATTGACCCTGTTTCAGAAGGTAAAACTACAACCTCAGAATCATTATGTTCTATTTATGTAATGAAAAATTCTGTAGAGGTAACAAAAGTTACTGGTATAGAAACGCAAACTTATATAGAACCAGCTAAAATAGTTGCTGCATGGTGCGGAAGGTTTGATGATATAAATAGAACACATGAAAGATTAGAACATATAATTGAGTGGTATAATGCGTGGACAGTTATAGAAAATAACATATCATTATTTATAAATTATATGATTCACAGAAAGAAGCAAAAGTATCTTGTACCTAAAAGTCAAATTATGTTTTTAAAAGATCTTGGTGCTAATGCTAATGTATTCCAAGAATATGGTTGGAAGAATACTGGTACATTATTTAAAGCTCATTTGTTGTCGTATACTATTGAGTTTACAAAAGAAGAGATAGATGTAGAAACAAAAGAGGATGGTACTATAGTTAGAAAAACATACGGGATAGAAAGAATTCCTGATCCCATGCTTATAAAAGAAATGAGAGAATATGCAGATGGGGTCAATGTGGATAGGCTCGTGTCTTTTGCAGCGCTTGTAGCATTTATGAGAATTCAAGAATCTAATAGAGGTTATAGAAAGAGAACTATCATGGATGATGATGCTAAAAAGTTGCAAAAGTCAGAAAATTTGTATAAATTAAAGAGTAGTCCGTTTAGACATATGGGTAGGAAAAGAAAGAGAATTAATGGTACATCTGTAAAAAGGTCTGCTTTCAAAAATATTAAATAGTAATTATGCAGGTATTTAATGCACTTCAATTAAAAAAAGGCGCTAAAGCTAAACAAGAAAGGATGGGTACTTTAACTCAACCTCTTCAGTTTCTACCTAAAAAAGATAAAACACAAGAATGGGCTGCTTGGAATTTAGACTGGCTTGAGTGGAATGGTCTTAAACAATTAAGACGAAACTCAAGAAGGCTAATGAAAAATTATAAGCTAGCAAAAGGTATTATTGATAGAACAGATTACATTATCGAAGATGATAATGAAATGAAAGATATTGTAGAAAATCTTTTAGATGATACTTCAAATGCTCTTGAGCTAAGATTTTATCCAATTATTCCTAATGTTGTAAATGTACTTGTTGCAGAGTTTGCAAAAAGATCTACTAAATTAACTTATAGAGCTGTTGATGAATTTTCATATAATGAAATGCTTGAACAGAAAAGAGCTGAGGTAGAAAAAACATTAATGGCAGATGCACAAGTTAAGATAATGGCCGCCATGGTTGCTCAAGGATTAGATCCTAACTCTCAAGAAGCACAACAACAAATGTCTTCAGATAATATCAAAAGCTTACCTGAAATAGAACAGTTCTTTAAGAAAGACTATAGATCTATGGTGGAACAGTGGGCTGAACATCAACATAAAGTAGATATTGAAAGATTTAGAATGGATGAGCTTGAAGAAAGAGGCTTTCGTGATATGTTAATTACAGATAGAGAGTTCTGGCATTTTCATATGATGGAAGATGATTATGATGTAGAGCTCTGGAATCCTGCATTAACTTTTTACCATAAATCTCCTGATACTAGATATATCTCAGATGGTCAGTGGGTTGGTAAAACAGATATGTATACAGCAGCTGATGTTATAGATAAATTTGGATTTTTAATGACTGAAGAGCAGCTAGAATCTTTAGAATCAATTTATCCTGTAAGATCTGCTGGTTATACTATTACTGGTCAGCAAAATGATGGTTCTTTTTATGATGCTACTAAATCACATCAATGGAATACAGATAGACCATCTTTAGCCATGCGTCAGTATACATCATTTATGGGTGATTCAGGATTATATGACGGAGGTGATGTAGTTGCAGATATTATAGGTGAAAGTGAAAGTATGTTAGATTCACCTGATGCAAACTTATTACGGGTTACACAATCTTACTGGAAGTCACAAAGAAAACTAGGTCATCTAGTTAAAGTAACTGAAGATGGTCAAATATTAAACGAGATTGTTACAGAAGATTACAAAATTACAGATAAACCTATTTATGATACTAGGTTATTTAAAAATAAGAATAAAGAAAATTTATTATTTGGAGAACATATTGATTGGATCTGGATCAATGAGGTTTGGGGTGGTATCAAAATAGGACCAAACATTCCTAGCTATTGGGGTATGAATAATCCAGGAGGACTTACACCTATGTATTTAGGTATAAATACTAATCGTTTAAATCCTCTTAAATTTCAGTTTAAAGGTGAGAATAGTTTATATGGTTGCAAACTACCTGTAGAGGGTGCTGTATTTTCTGATAGAAATACTAAATCAACAGCTCTTATTGATTTAATGAAACCATATCAAATAGGTTTTAATATTGTAAATAATCAAATAGCTGATATTTTAGTAGATGAATTAGGTACTGTAATTTTATTAGATCAAAATGCATTACCTAAACATTCATTAGGTGAGGACTGGGGTAAAGGTAATTTATCTAAAGCTTATGTAGCTATGAAAGATTTCCAAATGTTACCACTAGATACTACTATTACAAATACAGAAAATGCATTAAACTTCCAACATTTTCAGAAACTTGATTTAGATCAGACTAACAGGTTAATGTCTAGAGTTCAATTAGCTAATCATTTTAAACAACAAGCGTATGAGGTAATTGGTGTTAATCCACAAAGAATGGGCCAGCAATTATCACAAATGACAGCTACTGGTGTAGAACAAGCGGCCAATGCATCATATGCCCAAACAGAAATGTACTTTGTACAACACTCAGATTATCTAATGCCTAGAGTACATGAAATGAGAACAGATCTAGCTCAATATTATCATAGTACTAAACCATCTGCAAGATTGACTTATATAACATCACTGGATGAAAAAGTTAATTTTCAAATTAATGGTACAGATCTTTTGATGAGAGATCTCAATATCTTTTGTACTACAACTGCAAACCATAGAGCTGTATTAGAGCAATTAAAACAAATGGCTATGCAGAATAATACTACAGGTGCTAGTATATATGACTTAGGTAAAATTATTCAATCAGATTCTATTGCTGGACTAAATACAGTTTTAAAAACATCTGAACAAAAACAACAACAACAAAAACAACAAGAGCAACAGCAACAACAGCAAATGCAAGAACAACAATTACAGGCTCAGAAAGAACAAGAGCAAATGAGATTGGATGCAGAAGCTCAAGAAGCTGAGAAAGAAAGAAGAAAAGATATTCTTGTTGCTGAAATTAGAGCTGCGGGTTATGGATCAATGGCAGATATTGATAAAAATATGCAATCTGACTTCCAAGATGCTATGAAAGATATTAGAGATACTGAACAATATCAAACACAAACAGACTTGCAAAGAGAAAAGGAAGTAAATAGAATGAATAATGAATCTGCTAAAAATCAAATTGAGCGTGAAAAAATACAAGCTCAAAAAGAAATAGCAGATAAACAACTACAAATAGCTAGAGAAAATAAAAATAAATATGATGTTAGAAATCAAAATGATGCTACTTAGCTATATAGTGCAAAAAATTAATTAAAATTTTTAAAATAATTTTAAATCTTTAAGATTTATTTTAGTATATTATTATATAAACAAAACCAACAAAAATGAGTGAAGAAAAATCAACTTCAGACGAAGTACAAAATACTGAGTCTAAAATACAAGAATCTACAACGGTAGAGGAAGTAGATATAAATATTGATGAAATCTTTGGACAACCAGGAGCAGAAAGTGTCATGCTACCTGAAGAAGATTTAGAAGAAAAAAATACAGTCTTTTCAAAGGAAAAGGAAGTAGACACAGCGTTCATTGACAAACCTGTTGAAACAACTTCAGAAGAAGTAGAGGTAACACCTACTGAAACTGCAGAAGAAACTATTTCTGAATTGGATGAGATGATCTCAGAACAAGAAGAAAATGGAGAAACTGCATCAGGAAGACCTAGAGTAGATAAGAGCGGTCTTGTTGAATTAGCTAATAAAATGATAGAAGAAGGATCTTTATTACCATTTGATGATGATAAGGATTTAGAAGATTATACAGCTAAAGATTTCAGAGAGTTATTTGAAACAAATTTTCAGCAAAGGGAAGAAAAGATTAGACAAGATACTCCTAGAGAATTTTTTCAATCTTTACCTGAAGAACTTCAAGTTGCAGCAAAATATGTTGCAGATGGAGGTCAGGATTTAAAAAGTTTATTTAGAACTTTAGCTCAAGTAGAAGATACTATGGATCTAAATCCTGAAGATGAAAATCATCAAGCTGAAATTGCAAGACAATATCTTCATGCTACAAGATTTGGTACAGCTGAAGAAATAGAAGCTGAAATACAAGATTGGGCAGATCTTGATAGGCTTGGTAAAAAAGCTAAACAGTTTAAGCCAAAGTTAGATAA